GAGTGCAGCTTTTGCTTCTGCTGCAGCAACTTGTAATTTAGCTAATCTAAGTTCTTCTTCGGCACCTTCTTGTAATATTTGACCTAATTTTTCATTAGCCGCTATTCTATCTTCTATACTTTGGCTTACATCATCTCTTATTTGTCTTTGTTCTTCTGCCGCCTGTAATGTAACTAATCTTTGTTTTTCTTGCTCTGCTGCTGCTATTCTAGCTGCGTTTGCTAAATCAACAGAATTTTTTACTGATTTTCCTGTTTCGGTTACGTAGTCTTTAAATGTTTCTACACCTTCTTTTATTTTACCTGTAAATTCAGATACACCTTCTTTAACTGTATCTGTAACACCTTTGAATTTTTCTACACCTTGTGCTGCTTCTACTGCAGCTCCTGCAAAATCTAATGTTAATATTTTTAATGCCGCTTTACCAAAAAACTTTAATCCTTCTAATGCTTCTGCTAATGGTTGTTTTATAGAATCTATAATAGCTTGACCAAAATCTTTAATGCTTTTTATTGGTTCTTTAAAGAAGTTTACTACATTATCAAAATTATCTACAATAAGATCTATAAAGTCACGTATTAATTTTTGTACTGTTCCAGTTACTACTGCAAATGCATCGGCTGCTTCTCTATTTGAATTAAAAGCATTAGCTAAAAATTGAAATGCTTGTAAAGCTGCAGCTATTGGTATAGCTTTAAATGCAGCGCCTATACCACTTATACCTTTTCTAACTTTGCCAGCAGTAGCTTGTAATCTTTTAAAACCTTTTTCAGTAGCTTTAGTTTGTTTTTTACTTTGTTTTTCGACATCTTTTATAGAACCTTTTATTTCAGCAAACTCTTTTTGTATTGCTTCTAAATCTTTTTTAAGATCACCAACCTCTACTTCTAACTCTATTGTTTTTTTGACTGCCATTTAAGCTCTTGTTTAAATTGGTTATACGCTTCTTTTACGCTACTAGGTAATTTATATTTACCTTTAGCGATTTGTACATTCTCGCTTTTGCTTTTAGAATATTTTAATAATTCGATTATGTTAGATATCATATATATATAATAATATTATTTTATTTTTTTAACAACTTGTTAAATTAGATATATAACCTGAACCGCTAACTAATGCTGCTTTAGTTGTACCATCTGGCATATATATTTTTCTGTAATCACCGTCACCTTCAAATTCAGTGCCTGATCCTGCACCTGCCGATGGACTGTCTTCCCACAACCTTGTGCCATTAGATAAAGTTGTTCCTGTAAAATATACTCTTGTTTTACTTGTGCTTGTATCTGCACAAGCTAGTGTAGCGGTAGCAAAATTATTATTACCTATTTCTATTGAAGTTATACTTGCTGAACCTGTAGGCGCTAAAGCACCAGTATTATAATTAAAATAAACTAATTCTAAAACACCTGATGAACTTAATTGACATATTCTGTCATCATAACCACTGTCTGTTGCTGTCGATGTTATATCTGTCCAAGCACCATTTATAAAACGTTGTTGACGTGCTAAAAACATTTTATTCTCTGGATATCTTTGATAATTAAACTGTGTAGAACCTCTATCAGTTTTCCAAGTACCTAAACCTGTATAAGTAGTAGTTAACCCTACATCTGTATAACAAACTCTACCTGACCCTATATACGCAGTCATATATAATACATTTGTTGTACTAAGTGTTGCATCATTTACTGTTTCAATATCATAATAATTAGTTGAAGGGTAATCTGATGTAATTCTTACTCTATAAACTTCTTGTGTTGCACAAGCTGTTTGTGTATCTAAAGTTCCGTTTCCGCCTGACACTTGGTAAGAGTAATTATTTCTTGCGTAATAACCATTAGGTGCTAAATTAGATAATATACCATTTGTGTTAGTTGTATATAATGTTGTGCCTGTTCCAAAAGTACTATCATAAGAATAATAGTCTTGAGGTGAGCTACTAATACAAGCATAATATGCATCGGTATTGCTGTAATATGTATTATTATAAGTATATACAGGAGCAGTAGTAGTTACTGTTTCATAAGTTGATGCAACTCCTTTTGTGCCGCTGAATGTGTTTGTAGCAGTACCCCAATAATAATAAGTTGTACTAGAATTTAAGCTACTGAAATCATAAGTTTTAATACCTATGTTACTAGGTGCTGGAGATATATCGTAATGTGTGTTATTAGTAGCTGCGCTAGAATCGGTACCCATATAAAATCCTGCCCCATTAATTGTAGCGCCACCATCTGCTGTAATTTCTAATCTAGCTGTAAATGAATCACTAGAAACGTTTAATTCTGATAAGTTTACAACAGTCGGCACATTAGGTGATGCTGAAGTTGTAAAATTAATAGTAGTACCTACACCTGTTCCGTTTCCATTTGTAGCATATGCTGTTATGTAATAAGTTGTATTTGCTACTGCATTTGTAAAATTATAATTATAACTTCCTAAACCTGTGCCTGATACAGGATACTGAGTATTGTTGTTATAATCAGAATTTACTCCTATATAAAAACCTCTTGCACTTACTGTACCGTGAGCTACATCTAAACTACCATTAGCTGTAAAAGAATTATAAGTTACATTTGTTTGTGAGTTTGTAGTAACCTCTGGTGATAAACTTGGACAAACTTGATATTCTGTTATTAAACCACTACCTGATATTCTACCAACATAATTATTATTAAAACTATAAAAATCTCCGTCTCCTTCATAATAATCTAATAAGTCACTTGTATCATAAAGTCTTGTATTGTTACCTAAATTTCCTGAATAATATAATGTTTGATTGTTTGCGCTATGTGCACAAGCTAATGCAACAGTTCCATAATCAGTATCAGAAACTGTAACACTTACACTTCCTCCACCTGTTAAAGGTATTGCTTCTTTACCATTTAATAGTTCTAAATCACTTTCACCAGTTTGTAAGTTAGTTGTTATTTTATTAATTCTATATGTTAAGTCGTTTATTTGTATTTCATCTGCTAAAGATAAATTTTGTAAAATACTTATAGGTAAAAATGCTTTAAACGTAGACAATCTTTCGTTAAATCTAAATGCGTTTACTATATATTGTTTATAATATTGTTCAAATAAAGATTCAGTATAATCTGATCCACCAGTCCATTCTTGCAACTCTAAACCAAAATGTAAAGTTTTAGGATAATCAGTATTACTACTATCTACAGTTGGTGAGTTAAAAGGCATCCAATATGCACTAATATTATTAATAGATGTAGAATCTGTAGATCCATCATCATCATAATATCTTAAATTTGTTATTATTGCTGTATCCTCTGTAACACCTAAAGTAGTAGAATGTATTGGGTAATAAATAACTGGTTTACCTAAATATGGTCCACCATCTCTTTTTATTAAATGCCCTACTTGTATGTTTTTTTGTGTTGTACCATCATATAACCTTTCAAACTTCATATGCTCAAATGGAGCTTCTATTACATATCTATCGTTTACTGCATCTAATTTTGTATCACCTTCGTATTCTAATGCACCCCACTCTAATCCAAATTGTTCTTCGTGTTGTTTAGCGAGTAAATTATCTGTTCCTTCGTACTTAAATTTTATTTCTCTATATGGTAGTGATGGGTTTACGCCTTGTTGTTTATTGTCTATATACTCAGTCCAATTCTTTAAAGCGCCATCTTCATAAAAACTATCTAATGTTTTAACATATATTTTACCATCTTCTTTATATGCTGTTAAATTAAATACTTTAAATAAACCAGTTATAAAATCTATAATTTTCATTTCTGGTATATTTTCTTGTACACTAAATGCAGCTGGAGTTATTGTAAAATTACTTGTAAGGTTACTTGTACTAAAAGTTAATGTATTACCACCTCCGTATGTATCAGTTAAAACTATTTGTACACTATCTATTAATTGATCTTCAGCAGATCTAAATATAACTGAATAATTACCATTTGGTAAATTAGCTGATGATGTACCTGAAACTTGTTGTGTTTCTCCAGCAGCAAAATTAAATTGAAAAACAGTTGCACTATTAGCTTGTAATTCTACTTGAAACGCTTTAGTTGGGCTACCAACTGATGCTCCAGATCCAAACGTTACAGTTGCTTGGAATTGTATTGTTTGATTTGATGGTAAATTAAATATCCTAAATGAATTTGAAAATTTAGATACGTGTGATAAAGTTTCAGTTGAGTTATTATATCCTGCTAAAACAGTAGGTGCTTCTAAGTTTTGTTTTATTTCACCTTCTTCTCTTTGTAAAAGCATATACAACTTATAAAAAGGACCATTCGTAGTATTAAAGAAATCGTCAGAAAATATTATTTGTTTGTTTCCATTAGAATCTTTAGTTATGTTTGATTCTTCTATTGCTCTTACAATCGCATATAATCTCAGACTATAAGTTAAATGTCTATAATGTATTCCTGAAACTCTAAGTACACCTTGATCTGGTAAACCGCTTGGAATATCGTCACCAGGAGAAGTTCTTCTTCTTAAATTACCACCTGCATCGTTTAACGCATCATTTGTTCTACTCCATAACTCTACTGTGTTTTCTGAACTGTAGAATAATCTAATTCTATTGTTTATTAACGATACTAACATAGGTGTTGTAAATGTTTCACCACCAGCAGTAACATTACCTGCACCAGATGTAGAAGTTAAATGATTTGATATATTACTTGCAGAATATGCTTGGTCAAAGTTTGATAAAAAATCTAAGTCTGCTAATTTTAAATCACCTAATATATCTTTTAGATTTTGTAGGTTTCCAAAAAAAGTTACCTTATAACTATCTAGCTTACCATCTTTTTTTTGTACACCCTCTAATCTAAGTTTACCAGTTTGAAAAGGGTAAGAATTTAATTCTATTTTAGCATCACTCTTTTTTCTAGCATCATAAGAGTAAGCAGCATCCTGTATAAATATTTCATACCTTTTAAAAAACTTGTTATTTGTTTTACTAGCAGGTAGTGTAAATGTTTTACTAAAATTAGTAAATACCTTTTCTGGATCTTTAATATCTTGTATAGTTTGCGTTAAAGATATTTTTTCATCATCAAATAAATCAAGCCTAGTATATGTAGATTCTTCAGGCTCTTTTACATATAACTCAATATTGTTTATCATCTTATATTACTTATCATATCAAATGCGTACTCTGCAGTAATAGTATATTGTATTACCTTATCGTTTAAACCTGTTTTTATTGTCTCTGCTGTATTTAAAATATTAATTGGTATTGTTTGCTCACTGCCTCCTTGAACTTTTCTAATCCATACCTTTTCGCTGACCAATAATTGTTTTATAGCTTCATTAACATTATTATAACTCATAGGTGGTGAGTTAAGTATTACTTGCTCATTAGCTAAAACATTTAAATTTTTCTTAGAGTGTACTTGTTTATCATATTGAGCATATGTAGATGTAGAGTATGATAAAGAACTATTTTTATAAGTAGACCTTGTTACATTTATACTATCTTGTGTTTTACCATTAAAGTAGAAGTCTTGTAGTGCTCCATACTTATTTACAAATGTTACTTTATATGCTTCGTGTTTATTGCAAACTCTATTTATCGTATAATCAGTACTTATTACAGTAACACTTGTATCTGTTGTACTAAAAGATTCATATACTATTGCAGAACCATTCCAATAAGGAATTACACCAGCTGTGTTATCAGGGTAATATAATTGAGTATTGTCTTGTAGCAGATCGTTAGAGGCTATTGTTTTAGCACTATTTTGACCTGTACCAGTCCCTTCCATAAATTCATAATAACCATCTAAACCTGTGTGCGTTATACTTACTGGTGTCCCTACAGTTACAGCAGCAGAACCTGTATTTATATCATCTACTGTTTCACTTTTAAAAGTTATAGAACCTGTTATTGCAATAGATTGACTAGTATATGAATTGTTAAATGTTATGTCTATATAGTCTCTACATATGTCTGCTATTTCAAAAGCTACATAACCTGTAGTACCACTTATTTGAGTATCCTTACTCATTGATGTAATTTGTGTACCATCTACACTTAATACTAATGTTGCGCTTTTTGCTACGTTAGTACTTACCTGAGCTTGACTATGTGATTCGTAATACGGACTTCTTAATAATATTGTTGCCATTATATTCTTTTAATTAAATCTGCTTCTATCATACTTTCTATCATTTCAATAATCATATCATCACTAAATATGTCTTGTAGGTCTTGCGGTAATTTCTTAAACTCATTAACAAATGGTATTGTAAAAAAATTGTTTGCCCTTATACCTTTTTCATAAATACTTCTAGCTAACACAAAACCTATTTGTTTATAGTTGCCTTTAGTAAATTGTCCTTGTGCATTTCTAAATCTTATGTTTCTTGCTTTTGCCCAATTCTCTAATGCTTCTGAATAAGGCATTTTAGTTTTAAAACTATAAGGTGTATTCTTATTAACTCTATAATTACTTTTAGTACCCTTTACACCTTTGTCAATATAATCACCATAGTCCTCCATAAATAAACCATATGCAATACCACTTTTCTTTTCAAATAGCTTTTTATACTGAATACTATTATAAAGTTTTTTAGTGTTGTTTATAGGTCTTTTCTTACGCTGTAGTTTAGTCCCCTTGCTAAGATTTTGTCTAGCTTGTTTTTTTACAGCTTTAAAAAACTCCTCTAGTCTTGCATTAAACTTATCTGAAAATACTAACATATATACTGATCATTAGGTAATTCTATTTCTAAGTCTGCGTTCCAGCCTGCTAAGTTATTTTCAAACCTATCTACAAATGGTTCACAAGTAGGATCATTAGTTAACTTATATCCTGTTGTATGCAGTTCTCCAAATCTTAATGTTTGTATTAATTTATTTAATACGCCTAACTGTGTGTTTAATATGTCTTGTTCGTCTGTGTTTTTTCTAAACTTATCTGTTTCTTCTTCTTTACTAGTATCTTTTATATCCATAACTAGTATAGTAATATTATATACAAGTGTTTGTTCTGTAGATACTACATTGTTAACTATAAAATGTGCTAAAGGGAATATAGTTTGCTTACTTAAATCTACATCAGATACATCTCCTATTGTTACTGTCTTGGTTATATTGTTGTTTAGTAGTGAACTTTCTAGCGCTTCGCTAAGTAAGTAATATGATCTAATGGCTACGTTTGCTGGCATTTCTTTTTAATTCTGCTTGTTCTACTTCGTTTTTCTCTTTAATATATAATAATACATTTAACGATTTTAATAATCTTTCCTTAGTGATATTTTCGAATTCTGTAACACGTCCTTGAGCGAGTTCGTAAATTGCTGAATACCACCCCCATCTTTTGGAAAATTGTGCTGACCTTCCATAAGGTTGGTCATCTGATCCTCCGTTAAATAATCCATCATATTGCTCGACAACTCGATGCCTAAATTGTAAAAAAAAACCACCGCACTAAAAACTACATCTAAAGGCATATCTTTCATTATATCGGTTTCTTTAGCTTGGTATTCAACTATATTATATTTATCCCTGTATGCTTCTGTAATCGGTCTATATAATACTGCCATAGCTTTATGCATATCTTCCCAGTTTTGCATATAATTTTCTATGTCTATATATTCCCCTAATGATATATCTTCTAAAGATGGTATAAAACCATACGCTTCATTTTGTAATTCAAACCTATGTATTAACTCTGGTTTTATTTCTAATAGGTCGTTTAGTATCTTAATTATCTCATTCATATCAGTTATCTTTATTTTAAACGTATCTTTTAAATCTATACCGCAAAATATCTCTATCATCTTCTGCGCTACAAAAGTACCATCTCCATTATCTTTTTGTATTTTAATAAACTTTTGATACTGACCTAATGTAAGCTCGTTTAATTCTGTCGGTACGTTTATTGATAACTTCATAGATATATAATACTAATTTACGTTTTTTTTTGCATAAAAAAAGGGGAACCGCAGAACCCCTTTCAACCAATTATATGAAAAAAACAAAAAATTACTACCTGCGATTGTTATAAACTAAAATTAAGATAACTAATGATATTACTGGTATAGGAAATATTGCTAATAATATAAAACCTATCCATAATGGCAGCACGTATAATATGAACTCTTTTATTGTGATATTTTCCATTTTATTGTTGTTTTGTTTTAATAGTGTTTTTCCAAGCAGTAGATTGTTGTATTGCTTGTAACTTTTCTTGTTGGGTACCTATAAATTTACCTGATAGTTGATTATAGTAAGTTTTGTATTTAGTACCTCTTTTTATTTTCTTACCTTTTTCTAATATTATATCATCAGTAGCAAAAAAATATTTTTGACCAAAAAACCCTTTTGTTCTGTCAGGTTGTTCATCACACCTTTTTGTACCTATAAATTTGTTATCTACAAAGTAATCTTCGTAATAACCTATAATATTGAATTTTGTTTTTGTTTCATTTTTCATACAACTAAGTTAATAACTTTTTTTTAATTATAAAAATTTTTTTATAACTTTTTTTACGTAAATTGTTATTATGAATAATAAAGTTAATATCCAAACATTAACAGCTATATTAAGCAACCCTAATATTCGTGTGTTTGAAGTGTATGGTCCAAAACCTAATACTATTGAATACGAAAGGGCTGTTAAAGCTAATATAAATGCTTGGGAGGTAATATTTAACGAATAGCATACTTTCCATAATTGGGTTTGCTCATTAATGAATAGGTAGCGTATCTTGTTGCGTCAGGTATATGGTCGTTACCTTCTTGCGGAACATTAGTAAGGCGGTTAGCTTTATCTTTTTTCCACCTATAATCCCTAAATTCTTTTATAGCGTTTACAGAAGTTTCTGTTATGTATATTTTAAAACGTTTTAATAAATCTATACCAGCCATTATAGAGTTTTGCCCTTTTACACTTGGGCGTATGTTATTGCCCATTCTACGCAGTTCATCTATTAAACGTACTTCAGCTGAATCACCGAAGCATAATTTATTGCCTTGATTTTGTTCTAATAAAAACCTATGTATATCTGCAGTGGTCATCATAGTTCTATATAGTAATTCGTTTATATAAAGGTTATGTTCTTTTTGATATACTTCTACTGCTGCAGTTGGATCGTTTGTATAACCAAAGTCTATGCCGATAGAAAGGAATTTAGCGTCATCTGGTATTTTCTTTATTATATGCGCTCTAAATATTTGTGTACGTGATAAAGCCCTTTCACCTAGACCGAATACCTGCCAATATTCTTCATCAGTTTCTTTTAAACGTTCTAATTCTGTTATTAAGTTAGAATCTATAAAAGGGTTGTCTTTATATGTAGTTTTATAAAAGACCGCGTCATCTCTAGTTTCTACTTGGTCATATATCCAATGCGTTGCTTCTGATGGGTTGTAGTCAATTATAATTTGCCCTTCGGTTCGAAATATTAATTGTTGCCAACTATCCCAATCTATTTCATTACACTCGTTTACAAATAATAAGTTTCTTTTACGCCCACGTATTTTAGCAGGTTGGTCTAACGATATAAACTCTATGGTATTTCCGTTTATATAATATTCACTATTACTTTTATTATGGTCTTTTTCGCTATATAAGTCGTACTCTTTAAGTATATCTAAAAAGTCACGCATAACTGTACCTCTAAGCGATGGGAAAGTTTTACGACATATAGTAACTATGTTACCTCTGTGCCTAAAACAATAGTCAAATATTATCCAAATAAGTATATTGAAAGTTTTCCCTGAACGTGAACCACCCTGTTCTATTAGTATTTTTTTATCTGACCTTGAAAACTTATAGGCGTGATTAAATACTACATTAGTTTGTACTTGGTTCATTTTCTTTTACTACTACTTCAAATAATGGTGTATCTTGGTTTATAGTTATATCTTGAGTTTCTCTTGGCTTACCATAAAAGTAATTAGCAAATAATTGAGCATACCTATAATCACCGCTTTCTAAACCTTTTTTTAACGTTACGTGAAATAAATCTTCTAATGGTGATAGTTTGTCTAATAACTGAAGTTCATCAGCTTTAGCTTTTCTACCTGCGCCATTACGTTTACCACCCCAAGCCATAATTATCTTTTTTTACCTTGCCCTCTATATTTCTTTTTCCAACCTGACTGACCTTTACTTGCATTTTTACTATGTACTCCTGGTCTACGTTTTTTAGGTCTTTCAATATATGTACTAATTAATTTCCTAGCCAACTTGAAAAAACTTGATTATTCAAATATATAATAATATTTTTTATACTTTTTTAATACTTCCATTCAGTTTCGTCTAAAAATACTTCATCTTTTATCATAGCATCTATTTGTGCAGCTATCTTTACTAAAGTGTCTTCAGGTAAATATTTTAGCTTACTTTTAATATAAGCGCTAGTATTAGACCTGTTTTTAAAATCAGGTTTTGCAAATAAGTTATCAAACCAATCCTGCATTCTTTTATTGTTATGTTCATATATTTCAAACATATTTATGGCGTGGCATAGCGTAGCACTATCCATTTTGAAACCTAGTTCATTAAATATTATTATTATATCTCTGTTACGTAGTTTGTAATAGTTCTTTAATATATGCACAAAGAAAGCCCTAGCTTCTACATATTCTATTTTCCTATTCTTTTCTAAGAAGTTTAGACCTGTTATTTTCTTTACTTCTTTTGCTATTTTATATGTTTCTAAATGTGTTTTCATAGTTCAAATGTATTAAAATATTTTTATTTGGTTTATATTCTGTTTTAATATTTGTTCACTGTTTTTGTTTAATAATATTTCATTTTGCCTTTTAGGATTAAGTTTAATGCATTCACCCCACTTACCCTGTAGATAATTTATTGCCTTTTGTTCTAACTTATCTGTCCTGTAACTTACAACCCCCCCTTTATTACCATAACGTTTGAAATCAAATAAATATTTATGATACCTAATACACCCTGTATTTTGTATATGCTGTAAAGTATAATCATAATCTTCTTTTAATTTTAATCTTGTATCAAATCTTATTGGGTTAGGTTTTGTGATTGTAAATGGTGCTGTAATCAATATATTTTCTTGGTATACTTTTGTTGCAAAAAAAGGGTTAGCTGTTGGTGGCGCGCCTGCATAATTATATTTACTATTTATAAATTGCGGCAATAACCCTTTTATTGCCTGTACTACTGTAACATATTTTTTTGTACGCTTACCTGTGAAATCATTTATTGATATAGTTTGCAGGTCATCATCAATTTGAACACATATTTTATTTTTATTAAAACAATAATCTAAAGCTGCGTTACGATTACCAATTAAGTTTCCACCCTTATATATTTTTTCAGCTCCATTTACTTTGTAATCATCAACATCTATTTGATCATTTACAAAGAATACGATATTATCCGTACCTGATGTTTCGTATATTTTTTGTATATTTTGTGGTCGCCTGTGCGATATACAAGTTAATATATAATTATATCCTGTAATACCCACCTTGATCAATTTTAACTCGTTTTAACTCATCTTTTGGCGCTTTGCATTTATACATATATTCCCTGTAATATAATACAAAACTAATACGTAAACTATCTTCAGTGAAGTTTATAAAATCAGTATTACAATGGTATTTATGTACATCAACAAATAATATATCTGTGTTGTGTAAATCTATACCTACTCCATATTCTGGCAGAATAAAATAACCGCCACTCCAATCGCCTTCGCGGTATACCACTAAATTGCCAAACCCTTCAGTAAAATCGCCTGAATCTTTATGTACTGCTGTGCGGAAATTTTTATTTACTGTTACTGTTGTAAAACTTGTATTGCCTATTACATAATTTTGGTTAGTAGCTTCTGCTATATTCTTTTGTCGTTTATAGTAAGTTGGGCAAAGTTGTTTGTATTGTTGATCAACATATTCTACAAATGGTAAACCACCTTTATATTTATCAAAGTAATTCCTAGTAAAAGCTGTTTTGCGGCAATATTTTATCATAGCGCTTTTATCCATATAACCGACTGCACCTGACTCAACGTGTTTACCTACTGTTATGTTTGAAACAGTGCCATCTTTTCTTATGCGTTTGCCACTAAACCCACTTGCTGCACCCCTGCTTTCTGTCCACTCAATACTATCTTTAAAATTATCAACGCCTGATTTTAATATATCAATAGGTATAACGTTTTTACGAAACTTAAATAATAAATTACCATACATATCATAACCATCAGCGTCTTGAGTAATTAGCGTTTTAATATATTCTTCCCCTATATGTTGTTTATGTAGGTCGTGACCTTGTTGTTCTGTTAATACTCTTTTAAATTTCTTTACTTCCATAAATTTTATTTAAGGTTTGTAATATAAAATCTGATATGTTTGCTTCTTTTAATTCTTCCTTGGTATAAGTTTTTTCCATACCTGTTTTACATAGTTTTTTAAATAATTGCCTATTTTGTTTTGTATAATACAATAGTGTACCTGTAATTTCTGTATCATCTACAGGTTCGTTGTTAGGTTCAAATTCATATTCAAATAATTTCATAATTCTATATTTATATAATAACTATCTAAATCTGTTTCTTCAGTTTCAAAATAATCGTGGTATATTTTCATAGCATACCTTACCTTATCCCTTCCGCTATTTATGAAATCTTTACTAACAGGTTGACTTAACCCTATATCGCAAGATGATTTATCTATCACTAAAAACCTAAAGTTGGGGTTATTAAATATTTCTGTATATAAATACGCTTGTACGTCATAGTGATACCAATACGCAGCTTTTTCAAACTTCTTAATATCGCTAGTTGTTTTAAGGTCTAATATATAATTTTCGTGTAACGCATCGGCTTTTGCTCTAAATGGTTTTTCTTGTACTAAACCAACTCCTGGATATTCCATTTTACAGCCTTTTAATATTTGCATAGCAGGTTCGTTACGGAATACTGCATCGGCTAAACGTTCAGCGTCTTGTTTTTCTTTTATAGTATAAACCTCTCCGTGTTCTTCTAGAGCTAATTTATATTTCTTGGTGTTTTTACTTTGTACGTCTACAAATATTTGTTTATGGAAATACTCTGGCGTTAGTACTAATAAGTGTAATAAATAACCATCTCTGAGGGCTTGTGAACTTTTATCATTTTTAGCATAAGTCATTACGTTATGATAAGTTTTAGGTGATTCTAATAATAATTTTATACTACTACTACTAAATGCGAACTTGTGCATAAAGCCATAGTAAAAGTCATCATCTAACATTTTAGACAATAGTTCTGTTTGGTTATAATATTTGCCGTCTAATAATTTTATTTCACTCATAAGTTATATCTAAGTCTAAAGGTGCGCCACAATCATACCCTTCACAATTTATATTATGTGGGTGGTTTAAATGTCCGCAAAAGTTACATTCAACATATTTCATAATACTTCATCTGTTTTATTATATACTAGTTTTATAGTTATATCTCCGCCATCGTAAGTATATATTTTATCTACTAAGGTAAATTCAAATATGAAACTAAACAAGTCAACGTTAATTTTACTACCGAACTCTGGCACAGTATCACAATCTAACCACAATACGTTTATAGTGTCGAGTAATTTATTGCCTACGTCGCTATCTCTTTCCTCGCCTAGTATCTCTGTTAAAATGTTTATCTTCATATTTTTTTAATTTTAATGCTAATTCGTTTTTTTGTTTTAACGACTCGTCTCGTTGTAATTTATATTTAACTAAACTTTTCATAGCTAAATCCCTATCGCGTTTTAATTCTATAATATGCCATTGAATATCTAAAAACGCTTCAATAACTTTTTTTAATTCGTTATTATTTTTAGCTTTTTTATTCCAATTATTTAATACTTCCAGCACTGTTGATATATTCATATCGCACTCATACTCTTTTATATAATCTAATTTTTTATATGCTTCTATTAAATCCTGCTTCATTATTAATATAACTTGCTAAACTTTCTTCTAATAAATATACTTCTTTTTCTTTTTTCTTTTTTGTCCACAGTGTAGTGTCAGGGCAATTTAGCTTATCTACTTCAGGCAGCTTAATTCTATTTAACCAAAATATATACATTCCTTGAGGGTCAAATACTAAATACAACTTATGTACGTTATCAGGCAAAGCCATAAGGTTTGCATATTTACTTTTTTCTAACATTTTAGTTTTATAGTATTTATACCTAAATTTCATTTCTATAACACATTCTTTTTTTTTGGGCGTTAATCCTTTAGCATCGAAATATTCATACTCACCTCCACACCAAGTTAGATTCCAGTTATCTAAATTTAATATTTCTACTACTGACTGTTCCCATTTATGTACTTCCTTTATATCCATTTTTGTAAACAACGTTAAGTTCGTCTACAAACTGTTGTATTCTACCGATGATATGTTCACCCCTACAAGTGCATAAACTTTCTAGTGGGTGATTAAAATACTTAGCGTGCAAACTTTCGATTAATTTTAATTCGTGTTTTGCTATTGTGTTGTTTTTTACGCCTTTAAACTTTGACCATTGATCATAGTCGTGTTTAATCATTTGTATCATCTTTTTATTTTTATATTATTTAATTTTTCTTTACGTTTATCGCAGCCGCAATCTTTATAGCCGAATAATTTAGCCACCCACGTTGCAAACCTTTTACCATAACCAAATGTAATTATGTTAATTATTTTTTCTGTCAAATCCCCTAAGCCAATCATAATTTTTTATTTTATTTTCTATATGTTTTTTTACTTTTCTATAAGTATTCCAAAGCGATACATAACTTATATTAGTTTCCCTGCTTAATACTGAAATTTTTTTCCCTGCGCTTACTAACTGAAAAACACTTTTATCATACCAAGTAAGGTCGTCTAATAGTTTATTAAATTTTTCATCGAATATATTATAATCAATATGCGAAGGCGCTTTTGCTACTTCTTCAATATCACGAAGCTGACCATAATCATTTTTCATAAATTTTACATCTACTACTTTGCTTTTTTGTTCTTTAATTTTTAAATGCAAATATAAATGACGTAATATTTTATACACATACCAATAATTAATATCATCTT